TTGACCCACACACCCACAGTTTGATCCAACTTGTCTTATACTAAATGTGAAAGGTGGCCCAACAAATTGCATTAAATAAGCTGAAGTATCAGTCAAAATAAGAATATAATCTTTTGCTTTTGCTGCGCCTACAATTTTAGTACCACTATCAATTCTAAAAGACCCTGCTGTATTTGTCGATGTTGCTGTGTAGTCTGTTAAAGATTCTTGATCCGAAAATCTTATAAACATTTTATCTTGTGTAGTAGGCGACCCTATTGTTGTTTCTGTGCCCAAAATAATTAGATGTCTGTCTCTATCTGAGACCATACTCATTACAGACTTAGTAGGAGCATTTGTTACTATTGTTGCTCTGTTAGCAACACCTGAGTTTGGATTCCAAGAAAATGTTTCACCATTTTTAATAGTTGCTATTAACAATTCACCGTAATTATCTAATGACCATGAACCAGGATCTAGTATTGCATTTGATGTTGTTCTTGCAGTACCCCATGTAGAAGCACCATATAACCCTGTTCCCCATCCATATCCGTAGGCTTGTTGTAATGGACCTACTTTGTAATAAGGTTTTGAATCAAGTGTACCGTCGTTAGTAGCTCCTGACCCTGTCTCAGCTGATGGCATTAAAATTGTAAACGTAGTTGAAGTTGGTGCGAGTTGTACTTCAAATAATACATCATCGAAGTCTGTTGCTGTATATGCAGTTTGTCCACCAGTAAACGATCCAGCATTTTCAAATGTAAGTATGTCACCTGGTTCGAGGCCGTGGTTCGTGGGACTTGTAATTGTAACTGTTCTAGAACCGTTCGTGGTTGTAATATCACATCCTGTTTTTGCTAAGGATGGATTAAAAGGTGTAATGTCATAATAATCATCACCATCATAAACATATAGAATTTTGTTTGTTCCAAAAGCAATGTACCTTCTGCCATCTAAATCAGCCCAACTGTGTGAGGCTCTTGCTGCACCTATTAATTGTTTGTCCATAATCTCAGACCAACCACCAATCTTTTCGGGCATAGCATATCTAAATCTAACAAAATCACCATCTACCCATTGGTTTTCAGCTCCTGAAGCAGAAGCTTGTTTATTAAATCCAGGTGCAAATTGTACTTTTGTTAATGGCATACCCTAATTATACACTATAAGGCTATATCTATAAAGATTAGCCTTTTTTATGAAGAACTATATTCCATTCTAGATCGGTTAATAAATTGTTTAAAAAGACCTTATTAACCTTCTTATCTTTTAAATATTTATGAAGTTCTTGTACGTCTACCACTATAAATTGATTTTCAATATCGAATACTATTTTATCAGCTTTCGTCTTATACGATCCTGCTTTCATGTTGTTTTTTAAAGGACGTAAATCAAACTTAAATTTTTGATTATGTAAAACTCCTTCTATATCCCACAACTCTTTTTTTCTTTGGTTAGAAGTAGCTATCTTTGTATTGGATAATTTTTTTTTAAATAATTCCACTTTTAAATGCTAGTGTTATTCTACATCCTTTATTAGGACTATGCCCTTTGTGTGGTGTTTTAGCATCAAAACATATCAATCTATTTTTTTTGAAAGATATTTTTTTTATTCCTTTTAATTCAAAATCTCCATTACCACAAACCATATAAATACAAGAAATATCTCCATCATCAGTATGGAATGAACTATTCATGTTAGGGTACTGCAAATTTGAGTAACATCTAATTAATTTTAGTTGTTGTTGTATTCTTGTTTGTATTTTTTTAAAAATAAAATCCATCAGTGCACAATATGGAAATAGACCCATTAAAAAAGATTTATCATTTTCTTCTACACTACTCTGTAACTTAAACTGAATATCATTTTTTAAATAATTACTTAAATAACTATTTAAATCTTCTGGTAAAAAATTATCTATTATTGTGTATTTCATATTTTAAAATTAGTGGCTCTTTGAGTACCTATTTTTCCTGTTACAAAATAGTTTGCTCCAATACTTATTCTTTCTTCGTCACTTCTATTTGGTTCGACACCGTGTTGTAAATCACCAGGTATGACAATAATGTCACCAGCTTTAGGTAATAATTTCCAATTGTTTGAATTGTAAATATTATAATCTTTAATCGAATAATCAAAATAAAAAACTTTTTCAATTGATGATTTGTCTATAGAAAAATTTAACATACCACTTTTAATTTTTGCGTAATAAACAAGGTTGAACAAACAATTAGTATGTCTGTGATTGTGGTGACTTGTTTCTTTTGTATTTAATGTTGCCCAACTTTGAGTTCGTTTTATTTCATTATTTATTTGTAATGTATTTTTTACATAATTGTCAGCAACGCTATCTAAAAAAAATTGTAACTTTTTAAATTGTTTCAAGTTAAGTAAATCCATAGAATCACTTATTAATGTTCCTTTATCTTTAAATTGTGTTTGTTTATCTATTTTAAGTTTTTTTAAATTGTTAATTTCTTTGTCTGATAAAATATAATCGGTTTCATAAATTTTAATTGGTATGGCTTGTAAATTAAGACTATGACTTTTTATTATTTTCATTTTACCTCCACCAAGGACCTGTCATAAATATTGTTCCTGACTTTCTTTCACCTTTAGTTACAGGAGTAACTTTATGTAAAAAATAAGAAGGAAACATAATTAAAGAACCTGCTTTTTCAAATTCTTTTATCATTAAAGGTTTAGCACCATCAAATAAATAAAACTCACCACCTGAATATTTTTTATCAGAAAGATTTATTAAAACAGTCAGTTTCGATGTATAGTTTTTAGTGTAGGGTTCTCCGTCAAAATGCCATTCATACTGGCATTCTTTTTTATATGTATTGTGTATAAAATTATCATCAATGTTTTGATATAAGTCAAAACCAAAAACTTCTCTGTTGATCCAATAAATAGTTTTTTTAAAGTTTTTAATTTTACTTACTTCATCAAAATTTATTTGTTTAGCTGTAGATGTTTTAATTGTTTCTGCACTTTTGTTAAAAGACTGAGCTTTTTTACATAAAAAATTTATTTTACTTATCTGCTTAGAGTTTAAATAATTTGGTATAATGTAGTAAGTAAATTTCATGAACTATAATTTATATTTATAATAACTCTTCTTTCAACATCAGTTTGACTAAAACCTCTATGTAATGTGCTTGAATCAAAAAGAATCAATCTATTTTCTTTTGAATAATATTTTTTTTGTATGTTTTTTATTTTAAAAGCTGTTCCTCCATTACAAGTATTGAGATAAAGTATTGCTGTTTTACCATTTTTTTCTTCATTATCTACATGTAATCTTGAGGTATACGATTTATTTTTTTTAATCATCATGTTACATCTTGCTTCCATTAAGTTTCCTTCAAACTTTAATTTAGAAAGTATTGGAATAATCCAGTCTTCATAATGTGGCGAGAGTACTTTATTATTATTATAAAAACAATGATTAAACCAATAATGATCTGTGTCTTCAACTAAATGATTTCTCCAATACCAAGGAAAATGTTGAGAAAAAACTCTGTCCTGTATTTCTGTTAATAAATTTTTAGGTAAAAAATTATCTATTATTTTCATGAATTGTAAAATCAAAATTTAAAACTGTTCTATAAACACTATCAACTGGTGAATTACCTGAATGATAAATATCACCATCAAAATAAACTGCAGAACCCTGCTTAGGTTTATTTCTTAACTCAACACTAAGATTATTTAAATCAAATACATTATCAGTAGCTTTTTCTTTAAAAAAAATAGTATCTCCGTCAGAGTTTTCAAAGTAATACACAAGTGATTTATAATTTTGCACTTCAGGTAAATCAATATGGGGATAATTATATTTACTATTATTATGACCTTTAATAAAAAAAGTTCTTCTTATTCTTATTCTTAACAAATCTTTTATTTTAATGTTTTCTTTTTTTTCAAAACTATCAGTAACAACTTTAAAATATTTAAAAAAATCTGAATTTACACCTTCGGGTAACGCAAATAAAGTATGTACTAACGCATATGTTTCAGTAATATTGTTAAATTGTTTAAAATTTTTATCTCTTCCTTGAAGAACGTTAGCAAGAAAATACCAGGGAAAATGATTTGAATTTACAATTTTATTTAAATCTTCTTGTTGTTTTTTGCAAATTAAATTATTAATAATTTTAATCATCCTTTTTATCTTTAAAAGGTAACCCTAAATGAAGCCTTCCATCGTAAGGTTTTTTCTTTTCATTTTTTAAATTATAATGTAAAAAAACCTGACCGCAGCTATCTCCTTCAAACGGATCTCTCCAGTGAACAAGTTCAGTGCCTAAATACACTAAACAATCACCAGGTTTTAATAAAGCTTTAACTAAAATATTTTTTTTATCTATTATATAAAATGGCCACAACTCTCCCCCTAAATTAAGAGTAACAGATATTCGACAACTGTTTCGATCACTATGTTTTTTTAAATAATCTCCTCTTTCATACAATCGAGCATAACTGTAACTTTCTTTTAATTTATGTTGTGTTACATTTTCTATTTTATCTTTAAGAATATGAAGCAAATTATCCATCGCTGTGTCTCCATAAATGTTGTATGTACCAGGTATCATCTTATCTCCTTGTGCACCCCAATCTAAATTAAAAGGAGAAATTCTTTTTATTGTTCTGTAAGTAATGAATACTTTCTTTTTCTGTAATAAATATGAGTATAAAAATTGTGTTAGTTCTTTGTCAATAATTTTTTTTAAGTGACAATAACCATTTTCTAAAAAATTTCCATTTTTCTGCATTGGTTGATTGTATCCTTGTCTAAAAATTTATTAATTTTTAAAATATCTTTTTTAATATCCTTAGTCCTTATTTTATGTAAATTAACTTCAAGAACACTATCATCATATTTGATACCATTACTTTTAAATACATCTATATTATTTAGTCTTACTTTTTCATAAGGAACATCCAAAAAATTATATATTTTTTTAATTTGTTTTTCTGTTTTATTAATAAGATCATCGTAATGAATTACTATGTAATCTTTTTCTTTATCTATAATATTTTTAATAGACATTAAAGCATGTCCTATTATACCTCTTTCATTTAACATATTTCTAATAAATAGGACTCTATCTTTTGGGTTAACTATTTTAATAAATGAAGCTAAACATTCTTCTACAGGTCGATATAAAATTATGTGTTTGGGTTTTTTAATTATCTTTTTAAGCAAAAATAAATTACCAGGCGTTCCCCATGGACCCCTAATAATTATATTATTAGCTTTCCAATTCATAAAATAATTATTTAATACATTATTGTAAATGTTGTCTAAAGATTTTTCGTCAGGAAAATTTTTAAATATTTCACCATCTTTGAATTTATATATCCCAAGTAAAACATCGCACAAAAGGGTGTTGGCTGTTAGATCAATATTTTTATTTTGGTTTAATAAACTTCCTAATAATGTATTACCTGCTCTTGGTAATCCAGATAAAAAAAAATATTTTTTCATTTCCATGGTTTACCTAGATACCATAAAACTAAAGAATATCTAGTTCCTTTTGTTACAGGGGTGACTCGATGATTTAAAAAAGAAGGAAAAACAACAATAGAGCCTTGAGGTTTAATTTCTTTACATCTTGATACTACTGTTTTTGTACAATTAACTTGACCTTGAGTACAAAATTCAAGATTACCACCTTTGTAATCATCTGGATCACTTAATGAAACAGTAACAGATAATTTTCTAGTTTTTCCATGTGTATTTAAATTTGTAGGATTTACATATGGTTTTGGTAATTGATCCATATGCCAATGATAATATTGGCTTTTATTATAAATAGTAAATTGTGCTTGTTCACATCTATCAACTTCAAAATTCCAATTTGCTTTTTTATTTGCATCACCTACATAATTTGTTATCTCATCATAAATCCAAGGTTCATCTAACCAAACTATATTTGAATGTCTATATTTTTTTAAATCTTTACTTTGTTTTTTTGAAATTTTTTCTTCTTCTGTATTTATAGATATAGTTCCAGCAGTTTTACTTTGTTTCTTTTTACCTAGTTTAATTACATCTTTACAAAATTTTTTTGATAATGCTGATTGGTAAAACCAATATAAATAATCTAACTTCATAGAGCTAGATTTATTTTCATTCTATATGAAAGTCAATAGTTATTATATTGTTTCCCAAGCCAAATCTGTAGCATTCCACACAAGATTTGTAGATGTTCCTTCTGCTGTAACTCTTGTTCTACCATCCCATCTTTGATCTGTTTCATTCCAAAGAATTGGATAAACATCTTCTGAATTATATGTTTCTACATTAGGATAAGTGACTGGTGCTTCCCATTCTCTGCTAGCATTTAATACATAACTTGGGAATGGTTTAAGATCTATAAAAGCATCGTTTGTAGGATCATAAGTTCCAAACTTTTGTGCAGGTCTTTCTCTTTGAGAACCATCTAAAAAAGATTCTTTATAAGTAAAATCTGAACCAAACAAATTAGTGCAAAATTCTTCACCATTTTCTACATCATCAATTACTAAAACATTCACAACGTTGTTGTTTTCATCTATTTGAGCAAAATGTTTCATATTATGATACCGTTAAAGTTCCTGATACTGTAAATGTTGCAATCTTATCACCGTTTGGAGCTGTTGAAATTGTATTAGTTCCAGGTGCAACTGCAAAAGTAGCTGACGCTGATCTAAAAATAGCGATTCCTGATCCTCCAGGGCCTCCACCTGCTCCGTCGGCTGCAGCACCCCCGCCGCCACCGCCTAGGCCATTAGTTCCTGATCCACCTGTTGTTCCTTGAACGGCACCGCCATTTCCGCCACCGCCTGTTCCTCCAGGTCCAGGAGAGTTATTGTGGATATAACCGCCACCTCCGCCACCTCCAGCGTAAGTTGTCGATGATCCAGAAATATCTACAGCGTATCCATTACCACCAGTTCCTCCAGGGTTACTTCCTCCAGCTTGTGACGCTCCTCCGCCTCCAGCTCTTGGGGCAGGGCCACCACCGTCGTTACCTTCAGCAGGAGTAAATCCTCCCTCATTACCAGTTCCAGGAGGGCTACCGCCCCCACCAGATCCGCCTGGTGTTGCAGCAGGAGAAGATCCTCCAAGACCTCTTCCGCCACCTGTCGTCAAAAAAGTTGTAAAGTCAGGACCTGCAATAGAAGTATTTCCACCTTCAGACGCAGCTCCTCCACCGCCTCCAATTGTAATTGTGTAATCTTGTGCAGCTAAAGATAAAGGAGTACCTGAATCGAGAGATCCACTTCCATAAGAAGTTCTTAAACCTCCAGCACCACCTCCCGAAGCATAGTTATGGCCACCGCCACCACCTCCAGCGACTAGTAGATAATCTACTTCAATACCTCCTGCCGCAGCAGTTAGTCCAAATCCTTTACTTGATCCAGCACCTCTAGTAGCTAATAATGGCATAATTATTTTCCTCCCTAATTATTATGCAAACTGTGTTACAGAAGCTAAAACTGTAAATGCAGCGTCTCCTGTTTTAATAACAGTGTAAGAGTAAACATCAAGTGAGTTAGCATTTCCTGCAGATGGTGCAGAACCACCTTGCCATTCAGGAGTTACTCCTGATCCATCAACTTGTACAGCTGAATTGTAATATGCTGTGCTACCTTGTTTTACTATGTGAGCTACTGTTATAGATTCTCCAGCGTCCATAATACTATTTAAAGAATTTGATCCATCACCTCTAATATTTAATGTCCAGTTTCCTGAAGCATCAGTAGTGAAGTTCCAAACTGCTTGTGTAATTACATCGTAGTTTACTGTTCCTGTAGCAGCCGTTGCTTCAGTCGTAACTTTTTCAGCAGTTTGTTGAATTTTTGCAGCACCTAAAGATACTCTTCCTACACCTTTTCCAGCAAAACTTAGATCAATGTTAGAATCACCACCTGTTGCAGTAACGCTTGGAGCGTTTCCTGTTGCAGCGTTAGTTACATCAATTTGGTTAACTGCCGATGCTGTAGTTTGGAATGTAATTTGTTCATTACCATTTTCGTCTTGTATTCCATGAGCATCATCAATTTTAATATTTTGTGAGTTAGTGTCTAAATCTCCACCAAGCTGTGGTGAAGTATCTTCTACGATATCTTTTAAGAAAAATACATCAACTGCATTTGTACCATCAACGTAAATTACATGAGTTTTTCCCTCAACAAGCGTTACACCTGTTCCACTTGCAGTTTTGAAAGTTAAAGTATTTCCAGATCTTGTTGTTGAATCTTGAACAATGTAAGTTTTTTCAATTCCATCTGGACAAGTTACTACTCTTGTTCCTGCTAAAGTTCCTGTTAATTTAAGTACAGCATTTCTTGCATTTGATAATGCAGCATTTGACATAGCTAATGTTACATCTGAAGATGCACAATCGATAGCTTCAAAACCTGCAATTGCTTGTTGTACTAAGTTTAAGTTTGTATTTGTTTTATCTCCCCATGTACCAGAGTTTTCCCCTGTTACCATTAGTTCGAGTTTTAAATCTGTTGAATAACTTGATGCCATAATTTTTATCCTTTTTTATAATATCTTAATTTTATTTCTATTACGCTGCCTTGTCAACAACCGTCCAAGTTGGAGCAGTTCCTGGATCTACAATAGCCCATGCGTTTAATCCTATTATACCTGTTGAGAACGTACTTGTCACTCCCGTTGGTGTTACAAGTACACTTAAACCAGCAGTTGGAACACCCATTACAGACGTTATTTGTACACCTGAAGGACTAGCTTTTGTATTTGGTACAGCGTCTTCGTTTCCTATACTTATTGTGCTTTGAACACCTGAAAGTATAGCTTTACCGTCAGAACTAGTAACTACATCACTTACTGAAGTGGTTGCAGCAACCCCTGTAATAAATGCGTCTGGTGCTGGATCCACAGTTCCTTCATTTGCTGTCATCGACATATCGACAGTTGCTTGACCCCATTTTTGAGCACCCCATGCTATCGAAGAACCCCAACCTGGAACAAAATTTGTGCTTACTTCAACATCTGTAGATATGTCAGTGTCTGTAATAAATACGCCACC